ATACTTTGTCAGGATGATCATAAACCTTACCATAAGTGCAACCAGCCGCCGGGTTGTCTGCAGCGGCAATTGATTCCGCCATTACACCAACAACATTGGAAACGGTGCCAGCCACGGCCTTGGTCAGTTTGCCGAAAGCAAGAGTAACCATATCGCCCTGAGCAAATGCCTCGGCAGGGGTCAGTTCATATGCCACCGGATTAGGGATTGCGTTAAGGGTTTTGTTGTAAAGGGGTTCAAATCCAACAGAAGTTCTGCTTGCAGATAGAGTCATCTTTCAATTCACCTCCATAAAAATTAAAAGGCTGGTACTTCTACCGGCCTTTGCGTTGTTTTCTGTTCAGTTCTTTGAGTTTTTCTTCAGCGTATTCCTTTTCAGACAAGCCAAGGTTTGCGGCAATCTGCCTTTCTTCCTTGGATAAAACGACCGTATCTGATTTTGATCCGTTGCCTTTGGCTTGCGGCGCGGCTTTTGGCTGGCGCTGCTGATTGGCAATGGCTTTCTTTTCGGCACCCTCCTGCACCTTGTTAAGCAGTTCGCCGGATACCAGTTTGTTACCCAGAACATACTTGACGCCATCCTCAAAGGGAAGCAGCGTTCCGTTCTGTGTAAAGGCATCGATTTCAGCCATACAATCTTTCAGCACCCGGGCCAGTTTCGGTTTGGACATATACGCCTGTTTGTCCTGCAGATATTTAACCTGCTGCATGGCCGCGTCAATATCAGCCTTTTGTTGCTGCTCAACGGTTCGTTCGGCTTTTAGTCCGGCAAGCTCCTGATCTTTCGCAACAATAGCCCGTGCCTCTTCCTCGGATATGCCCAGTTCATCAGCTTTGGCCGCGATGATGTTTTGCGTTACCATTTCGGTTGCTTGTTCCAGGCTCATTCCGGTAAGCTGCTCAAATTTGGCAACATCCTGCGTTTTGCGATCCCTTGCCAGCCTGCTTTGAATGATTCGATTAACCTCTGTGACAACACGTTCGTTGACGCGATCTTCGATGACCTTTTCGAGTTCAGGCGTGATCTCCGGTTCATCTTCACCTTCTGCCGGCTTTTCTTCCGGTTCCGGGTCATCCTCCGGGTCATCATCGTCCTCTTTGCCGTCATCGTCCTTGGCCATGCTTTTGATCAATTTTTCAAGATCAACATCAACATCTTCGGTATCGCCATCATCGTTGTTTACTTCCAGATCGTCGTTATCGTTTTCCACGTCTTCAAGGTCGCTGTTTAAAAACTCGTTATCTTTACCCATTACATTTACCTCCAGTTTATAGCCCGTCGGCTTTTAATTACCGCATGAGTTTAAAGACTTCTCGCGTTTAGTCTCAGAAAATGAAAAACCAACCGTGCTTTTATAACGTCATCCGCTGTTCTGGACGTATTGGATATTAAATTACTGTTGGGGTATCTGGGTTTCGTCCTGCGTTGCCAATATATCTAGTAACTGCTGCTTTATGGCTGCGCCGTCTGCTTCCGGTGGGATCTCAGTCCCGGTATCAGTTGAAGCAGGTATTGTTTGTTCTGGCGGCTGTCCCGTTTCCACTGGTTGTTGCCCTTGTTGCCGCATAAGCCGCATTATCTCAGGCAATTGTTGGTCCTGCGGCAATTGCGCTATTTGTTGCAGCGTCGCCAGATCATTGTCTTTGAGATAATTAATAAACTGCTGCACCTGTTGTTTTGTCTCAGGAGGAACCTGCTGCCCCTGTGGTTGCGTTTGTCCTCCTGCGGTTGACATTACGCTTGCCGGGTTGACCTGCACCCCTGCCAGAGCTAATATCTGAGCCTGTGCTTCATTAAGAATCGGGGGAATGTCGTTAAATGAAATACTTATGCTCGGCATCTTGGGTTCAGTTGTTTGCTGTTCTGGTTTCGCCGCTGCCTCTCTCCGTTTTTTAATTTTGGCAAGAATGTCCTCGACGGGCGGGAACTTGCCAAATTCGAGCACATAGTAAAACTCTTCCGGATCGATAAGCTGTGACAAGAACAACTCTTTGGCCATGTCCATGTAAAATACCCGGTCGCTGGGCAATTCTGTAGTGGTGCGGCACTTGGTATCAAACTCAGGGGAGTAAACTTCATAATCCCGTCCCTCGATCAATTGTTCTTCAGGCGGTAATACTTCCTGCCCCTCGGTTAATACCTGCAAATCCTGATACGGGATTGTCTCGTTGTCGTCGAAGAAATAAGCCTTTTTCATGGACTCGCCGTCATACTCTCCGTATTTTGGCTTGGAATCGTCCTTGCCAAGTATCCGGTACTTACGTTTGTCGGTGTAGAATCGGGCAACCAAGCGATTGATATAATTGCCTGAATCCTCCATGCCTGCGTTGATGGTCATTTCCTTTGATTTAAGCCGCACCTGAGCGCGTTGGGCCAAAAGGTTAAGCGCCTGGAACGCAGTTACGCTGCCCGGAGTCTTGCCCTGGCTTATGTCGTAACGGCCTATGATCGCTTCCATGGTTTTGTTGATGCGGCCCATCTCATTTTCAAGCGAAGCCGGTACGCCTTTGGAAAATTCCCGGTGGATACCATCGACATTTTCAACCTGGAACCACATACCGCCTAATGTTCCCTTATCCTGTATAACCTTTTGCTGTTTTTCGGTTACGGCATTTGATTCGTACCATGTTTGGCCAAGTGCTTCGTGAATATGGCTCTCGATGATCAGTTCGGCTGTTTTGTTGAGAATGATCTGCGGGTTCTTCAGCATGTAGGCCTCGCCCATGCCCCACGGACTTCGTTCTCTTTCGTAGCATTTCAAAACCTGAATTGGGAAAGTGCAATCTTCGCCCGGTTCAAAATAGATATAATTGGCATGAGACAGATACCGCAGCGAACCTTCGCCCGCCCACTGAATAAGATGCAAACCCGGGCCTTCGTCCTGCTCGCCTTCCCCTAATATCATCGGAGAACCTTTGTACCATGTATCAACAACCAACACCTGATCCTCAGTTGCTTCTACGTTGGAATCTTCCAGTTCTTCGCTGATAATCACATCGTCGTTGAGCGAATCGGGCGTAATGCCTTTGATGTTCGGCCAGATTTCTTCCACTTCTTCAATGGTGCGGTACGAAGCGTCATGCACCCGACGGCCATCCTCTACATTGTCAAGGCATCTGGCATCAGGGAAAATTGATCTTGGGTGCTTGGCTACCCAACGAATATCCCCGCTCCAACGATTCGGGCCTTTGCCGCCCTTCCAGTTTGGATCCCAGGTTTTGCTCCAAATACCTGAACCATAAAGAAAGAACCAGCGCAGCCATTTGATCAGTTCTGCATTATGCCGGTTCTTGTAGCCGATGTATTCCTTTAACTCGGTCATGGTCCGGGCCATTTCGTCGTCGCCAGCCTCGGTCGGGTAATCAATCAGTTCCTTCGGCTCGGAAAATTCAGCAACCAATCCCTCAACCAATGAAAATACGATGTTTTCAACTGCATTGGGGTGGTTTTCTTTTTGCGCATCAGTCCTCAGCACCCGACTGCTTGAGTCAAGCAGATCCCAATGGTCGCCCTTGTAGAGCTTATACATTTCATCCATTTCATTGGTGTATGGCTCTTTGGCTTGGCGGTCCTTAACAAACCAATCGTAACAGGTAGATATGGCCTGATTGCGCTGAGTAATCTCCTGCCAGTTTGTTGTTTCTTCTCCGGCGGGATCGTTTTTATCCTTGGGGTCGTCTGTCTCGGCAAAATTCTTGTTCATCGAATCAGTGTCACCTCCTGGACCTCAATTCCCTTGGGAGTAAGCACCCCCGTAACCCTTAAGCCGACCGAATGGCCGATAGAGTACAATTTGACTTCTTCGGGGCATAGGTCGAGCGCTATAATCGGTTTCTTTATCTCCGGCTTGACGGCATCTTGGTTGGCCGGGCAGTCCGGTTTATGTTTTTTTAACTTTGTCAGGTTAGGAAATTCTTGGCCGCAACCGCTGCATTTCATATATGATCACCTCCCCTCTAACTGTAAAAGCCCTTGGAATCGATACGGTTCTTTGTTTCATCCGGCAATTCTGCGTCCGGGTTGTCGTCCTCCACGCCTTCTTCGGCTATGTTCTTGATCGGATCTGATGACCGCAGATTGTTGCGAGCTGTTCCATTTGGCTCCGGAGCCGGTATCAGCGTTTCCAGCGTCAATAGGCTGGCAGTCACCAGTTCAAGCTGCAGGGTCAGTTTGTAAATGTCCGGTTCCGGTTGGCGAAAAGCCTCCAGAATAACTGCCAATGACTTGCGGTTGTTGGCGATAACCTTCTTGATTGCACTCGGCATCATTTCCATATGCGGTCCTCCTTTTTAATTCAGAAAATAGAAAAAACGGACAGAAAATAGAAAAGGAGCCTAAGCCCTCAGTCCTACCTTCTGCCCGTTTACGGTGCCAGAATTGTGGTTATTTAGTTCGCCAGAGTAAACTTCTTATCCGGCAGTATCAGTTTCTTCTCCCGCCGATCTTCCTCGCCCTTCTTTGGGAAGTCCTCCGGCAGGAACATCATGCCGCAGCCAACGCACACCCAGACTTGTTTTATCACGGATGGTTTGTCGTCGCCCGGGGCAAGCATTTTGCCTGGAATGAATACGTTGTTTCCGCACTGGCATTTGATATAGGTGATAGGTGCTTTTTCGGGTTGGGTTTGGTCGTTATTCATTCCCTTCTCCTTTCGGGCAACTGCCAACTATTGCGGTCCAATCTCCTGCTAACTTGGCTGTAAAGCGGCCAACACATTGTCCTTCACTGTTAATGCAATCAACTAAGGCTGTATCCCCTTTGACCTCATTAATGACGTAACTGATAATTGGTTCCTCCACAAACACAAGCGGCTCCGGCACGGCCAGCAAATTATCGACTTCATCCGGCCTCAGCCCGTTTACCAGTGCGTCAATCTCCTGCCCAACCTCCCCATCAAATGCCGGGTCTGTTTCGCCGCAGTTGGTTTCTTCGTCCCATATTTCCAAGGCCTGGTCTACCAATTCCTGAATGTCCAATCTAATCATCCTTTCCTGTTTACAGGTTGCTGGTTATAAATGTTCTCGGTGGTGTTTTTGATCATCCTCAGTTTATGGTCCTTCTTGCTCACTTCCAGCGTTCCCCAGCCGGGAAGTTTGCGGTACTCCTGGATGATTTGTATTTCATCCGGAGTTAAACCGGTTATTTCGTTTGAACCGTCGGTACTGTTGTTGCGGTCCATGGTTTCCCTCCCCTTAAATCCTTATTGTCATACATTCCTCCGCCCCCGCCCCGACTTAATCATACGGTTTCCCGTAATGCCCGGAATGTACCTTTTCCCACAATTCCTAATGTTTATAGTCAAACCCCAAAGGTGTCTGCTACCGGTTAAACTTTCTCAGGCCAGTGCCACGTCCTTGGTTCTTTTCCCTCAGACATAGTTACAGATGTAGCCCACATGGTACAAGATTGAGCTGCCGCTTCTGAAATACCATTCTGCGGTGTACGGTCGTTAGTTCCATCAAGAAATACCAAAAGATTTGAGTACCCATTCGTATTAGTTCCCCGATTCCAAACTCTGACGATGATTGCCGGCCTGTGTTGTCCGTCAGGCATTACATAATGTACAATTCTTCCTTCTGTTAATCCAGTCATTTTAATCCTCACTTTCTCCAAACAAAAACCCCGCAACCTGTAAGAATCGCTTACAAGTTCGGGTATCCGGATAATCGTGTTGATATAGGTCAAAATTTATCCTGCTCCAATAAGTCAACCAGTGTTGATATCTCAACTCCAAAATCACTCTGCAGGTAATTCTGAGAATATCCGGAAACCAGTAAATTGTTTATCATGTTATCTTTGTAAGTCTGTTTATCGAACTTTGGGGTGGCCTTTTTATGTGCTCCTGCAACATATAACATTTTTGCACGTAATGCCTCAAACGAATAACCACGACCAGCACGATTAACGGTCCTGATCAGGTTATTCAGGCTCTCTGTATAGGCATTTGTAACACGGTTGCAATCGAAATAATTAAAGATCTCTGTTTCCCAGTTCGTCATTGCAGTAACAAGAGGCTTGAAAGCGTATTTAACACTACTGTTGTTTACCTTGTATAGCCACTCCTGGTATGCTGCAAGGGCATCTTCCCGTAATATGAAGTCGTATACCTCAAAGAACTCTTCCTTGAGGTCATAGGCCTCTTTGAGAGTAGGATTATCAGCCAACCAGTTTTGAACAGTAAGGTGAGCTTCAGTATCTTTAAACGGATTGATTTGATCTCGTCGCATAAGCAGTAACTTTCGATTGCGTTTCCATTCACGGACGATTTCATCTTTCTCTTTTTTGGTGGATTTAGGCTTCGATTCCTTTGCGGTATCTTTGCGAATGGTTTCTAATGAATTGTTGGCCATCCTAGTTACATGGAACTTATCAACGACTACAGTGGCTTGCGGCATGTAAATGCTGACTAAATCTCGATAAGGCAGCCACATATCCATGGTGACTAGCTCAACGTCCTTTCTGCCCGGCAAGAACATGAAATACCGTGCCATAGTTTCTTTGTTGCGATTTGGCAATATATCAACAAGGGTATTTTCCTTTATATTGGCAATAACACCACGAGGCTTTTTGATAATGTAAATTTCATCTATCCCCATCCAACGGGGAGTCTCGAATTTATTGTTATTTCTTAGAGTTTCAACGTATTCATTAAAGATATTGCGGACTGTTTTTTCATCTACCCCAACGTCTTTAGCAATACTGGCATAAGTTCGTTCCATTGACTGCTGGCTAATATAATCAACTAATCTAACAGTTGCATTACGGTGAGCGTCCATCATGGGAAGTTCTTCCACAAATGTACTGAAGCAGGACTGACACTTATAGCGTTGACGCTTGATCATGATGCCAACTCGTTTTGCATGGATAGGAAGATCCATAAATAATTGCTTTTTGGTTCCGTTTTTTATAAAGTTCGTTGTTATATCGCCGCAATGTGGGCAATAATCAGGCTTTTCAGTTGTTTCTACAGTGATGTAATAATCGTTGTCTTTTTCCTGCACCTGGGTAACTTTAAGGCCGTCAAGGTTTAGGATATCGTCCAATGTTCGCAGCTCCTTCAAATAAACTGATAGAAGCTTTCTGTTAAGAGCTATAAATTCCCTTTAAATTCTGGGGTTTTAAGTAACTGTCCACAAAACGGACAGTTTGGCAAACTGTAAGTTACTTCTTTACAGGTTGGACAGGTGGGAGCACTATACAAAATATCATTTAATCCTTGTACCTCGTTCCCTAATATCCAATCTTTTTCAGTGTCCCATGTGCCGTTAGAAAAGGATTTTAAGAATTCTTTTTCCCTCTCTATAGGGTTAAATAGTTTACCGTTATTCATGTGAACCAGATGTTGAAATGCTTCTGCATCAACATCTCCAACAGTAAAAAACAGGCTGCAGTTCTCGCACTGTATGCCTTCGCTTGATGGATTATCTTCACTTGCTCCACCGTAGCTTACTTTTTGTAATTGAGTCCCGCCACAAAAGGGACAAAACTTAATAGGTATGGGCCTTGTAATGCTCTCAACGGTTATATTAAACATGTAAACCTCCTTAATATTAGAAATACTTGGACTATCGTGTTGAAATCTGGTTATTCTGCTAGCGTGACGTCTATGTAGTATTCTTTTCCCGGTTCGAACATTTTGGCAGCATCTTGATTAACGCTATTGAATTCCAAACTACCACTGGGCGTAGCTTTGAAGAACTTTTCATTCTCCTCAGTGGTTCCGCTTACCACGGATAATTTGACTCCAAATGATCCTCCATAATTATGGGACTTTGTATATGCCCTCATTTTCAATCTTACTGTTGTCATTTTGTTCACCTTTACCTTTCGTTAATTTGGTCGATAAACGTCATGGAACTAAATCAACACGATAATCCGTTTCTGTACATCTATAATTTACCAGTTAAGGAGGTGAAAATCAACACGATAATCCTGTTTTATAGATTTGTATTATTAAGGGGTATCAACACGATATTCCGGTAACCCACAAGTTCGAGGTTACTCATCGTCTAATACATCACATGGCAATAGGTTTTCTAAAATTATCCATTGTCGCTGTGTTCTCATCGGGCATCACCTGCCTTATTTACTCGGCTCCATTGCAAAAGCCCCCAAACAGCCAACAACACATATACTGCAAACAAAAAAGCCTGAGCATAAAGCCTGGCCCTTAAATCAATTATCATCCATATGCTATTAGTGAAAAGCCAAACTATAAAACACCATTTCTTTTTATATATATTGGCTACAGTCCCGATTATTGAGGCAATTGTTATTGTCCATGTCCAGTCCATCCATTCACCTGCCTCTACAAACATACGCTATGATTCCGGCGAACCAGCCAGTTATGGCCACGAGCAAGAGGATCGTTCCAACATATCAACCACACACCTTCTTTAGTCTTTCGAAAAACACATATTTACTCGTACTGTGGCAGTCACATTTATCGGGCGATAGCGACTCAATCGAAGCATTTATCCCGCTTATCATATTTCCCATGCAGAATACGATGCGTTGCTGGTATCTTTGGCTCCAATGAATATCAGCGTAGATACAAATCGCTACACAGATGTTTCGGGTCCATTTAACCGCCAGCCTTACTCGTCAAAGTGCAACTTGTTGTCGCGCAGAACTTGGTACAACATGGTTTCGAGTGTGCTTATTTGCGAATGGTTTAATTGAAGGTCACAGCAGTCATTAATATATTCAAGTGTTTCGTGCAATAGCGTAGAAAACTTCTGTTCCTTACAAAGCGTTTCGTTAATATAGATTTTGTTCGGCGGCATATGGCTCGCTCCCATGCGATCAACCGACCATTCGCTCTTTATTATTTCTACCGTTTGCCCGCCGATTTTCAGCGTTTCAGGGATGTTCATAACTATTCTCCAATCTCAAGCCATTTAAAACCTAACGCAACATATACCATTCCGATGGCAATCCACAAAAGAACGGTCGAAGTCCTGTTTAGCGGTGCGCCATTTGCGATAATATAAGCCGTATAAAAATTAACAGTCGCCAATATTCCGCAAACTATTTTTCTTCGCATAATCCTTTCCTCCTTCATTTTTCGGAGGCCGCCTGTTCGGGCGGAAAGTCCAGTAGCGTTTATTCACCCGCCTTCAACGATTCCAGCCTCAACCTGTTCTGCTCCACGATGTATTTGCCTATGTTGCGGACCAGGCTGTAAAATTCTGTGTTTTCCATTTTCTCGAGATATGTTGTCCCGTCCGCGTTGAGCGGCATATGATCAAGTTTGGCTTGGCATTCCGCTATCATGTCAGCCCGGCGGTTTAGTTCGTCGGGTTCCGGGTCTTGGTTCGTCTTAAAACCGTTCTGCATCATGTGGTAAGCCGCGTTTAGTTCTGCTTGTCGTTGGTCGGGCGCCATTGTTCCTACGCAAACATTTTCCGGGTGAACCGTGCTAATTTCATACGGTATGCGTCCTTCTGCCCAGTTCATCATCTCAATTAGCTTTGTAGAAGTTCGGTTTTTAATGTCTGGATCACGATCCCTATTAATGCTTGCGATTACTTCGTAAGCCATTTTGTAATGTTTCCGTTCAACACCAAACCATCCACCAATACATTCAAACCAGTCTAATTGCTCGTTCACCATCAGAGTTTACTCCCTCCATCCCTCTTTCTCGTTCTCCTTTACAGTAAAAAAACCGCCTGTCCAGACGGCTATATAAATTGTGGGCTACGGCCGCTAGGAAAGGAGGAACTAGTACCGCATCGGAAGCCCTGCCAGGCTGCCCACTTGAATAATGTTAATTTACCTGTTCAATCACCGGTGTTTCGACCAACCTTATATCAACCGGGTAGCCAAGGAACCGGCTCACCTGCTTGGCTGCGTATTCGATCCCGCCCAGCCGGTCTATGCCTTCTTGCGTCATCGGGACCGATGGCTTGATCAGTGTTTTCTTGCACTCCGGGCAGGGTCTTTGCTGCGGGAGGCGGTTCATGTAGTAGTGTTTGGGTTTGGTTCTCATTTGCCTGCCTCCTTGCCCAAGTAATCGTCACAACCGCGCCGGCATTGTATGCCAAGTTCGATAGTCTGATTAATTACCGCTATTTTGCCGCATACTTTAGAGTGCAGGCAATCATTGCAGTTCTTGTTATCTATCCATTTGTCGCGGACAGATACAGCATAACCTTCTATATTTTTGTCTAATAAAAATTCATCTGGCATGCTGGTTAAATCGTTTTTGATAAGCATTAATAGCATCGTTTTTCCGTATGGCGTGATACCTATAACGTTTTTGGTGACTATTGATGTTAATGCGGGTTGAAGCGCTTGCCAGAGATCGTTTTTTACTATTGCGTTGTTTAACATTACAAAACCTCCTTCATGACTTGCCAGAGCGCTTCAATAAGTTCTGGTTTCGGTTCTGAAACATGGCCTTTTCTTTTTCCTGCGCCTTCATACCGATAAATTTCAGCTCTTGATAAATGTTTCTTCTGCACTATCTTTAACTTCCAGCCAAGATAATTAATTAACTCGATGCACTGGCCGATTGAGAAAACAGGCAAACATTCGGACTTATTGGCTTTAAATTCAACCATAAACTCGGAGATTGCCAAATTGTTATTGCTTTCTTTGAAGCCAAGGCAAATGCACGGTCCGATACGAATTTCATCATCCAATACCGCAACTTGATCCCCTCTTTGCGGCTTCCACCACTCCCTGAGCCTGTCCTGCTGCTCCGGGCTCAGTTCCATTAATTGTTCGGGTGTTATGTGTTGCTTCATTGCGGCTTACCCTCCTTGGTCAAAGTATCAACTATACTGGCTATCGTAAGCGCAATGTCAATGTCGAGATGGCAGATTATATTGCCCCTGCCGTCTTTAACCTCGAATACTCTTGGCCCACTCTGGTAAAGCGTGGATCCATAATCGTTTGAGCAAGAATAAATGTGTTGTGGCCATTTTGGGTCATCAGTTTTAATTACTGCCGGTAAATTAATTAATGGTTGTTTCATCAGGGTTTACCCTCCTTCTCTTAGCCGAAGAAACTCCGGCCTGTCGGTTCATCGTCGTCGTCCTCGTCACGTCCTACTTCCGTTGTGAAGTCGTATACCTTGCGTTTGCGGGGGCCATCGGGGGTGAAGTTGGGCGAATAGTTGCCCAGTCCTCCCTGGCTCCTGATCTCGCTGCCTATCATATCCGAGAACAGCATGTCGTCATGCTTGCCGTTCTCAGCATCCGGCCTGTTGTTTTCGTCATATATAAATGACAGCATTTCTTCCAGGGTTGGTATGTCATTAAACAGATCGATATGGTCCTCAACCAAAGCTATTTCCTTATCGATGATCAGCGGCCTTGTGTTGCCATCTGTTTTCCAACCGTGTCTTGCCAGTTTCTTTTTGCGGATGGAGTCGTATACTTCCCGCTTGTACTGGCGGGTATATTTAAGGCGCTCCAGTTCTTCAATAGGACCGGTATTAAAATTCATCTCAATGCCAATCAGCGCATCATTATAGTAGCGGCCCAGGCAGTACATTTGCCAGGTATATGGCCGGCTGTTTGTCACCTGCATATGGACCGTAGCGCATCTATTGCCGGTAATGTTGTTAATCGCGGTACCGGAGAAATAATCTTTGCCCTCGCCCTTGGTGTCTCCACCTATTACATAGGGAAAATCTTCTTCCGGTTCTTCATATAATCTGATCACACCGTTTGGATCATCAACCCATGTGATCGTGTCGTCCATGATCATGTCTTTTGTTTCAGGATCATTCCATTCAAAAGAAAAGCGGCCCACTTTATATGGCCGCTCCTTGTATAACTGTTTTAAGTATGCAATTCTGAGGATGATCGCTTCCTTATCGAACACGCAGCGCCCGGATGCCAAGAACGCTTCTTCTGCCATGCAGGGATATTCCTGCTTGATTACACCTTTTAAGTCAACCCATTTCTTGTAGTACCAATATGCTTGGTTCCAATCCAGTCCTATCTCATTGACCAACCATTGGCAGCGATAATATATCCATTCCCGGGTCGAATCGTCGTAACTGCCCTTCTTGGGTTTCTTGATCTTGGTTACGTTGCGCCGGAACTCTCGCTCTGCGACTTCGCTTTCAAAGTTAAGCCGGTATTCTGATGTTCTCCACCATTCGTAGAACTTGCACTCCCATTCGTTGTCCTCGTCCCACAGATCCTTGTACTGGTTGTAACCGTTGGCGGTAGTCTCCAGTATTTGTATCGAATCTTTGGTAAGCGCCTGGCCCAAGCTGGCCATCATATCTATGATATTGTCCCAAAAGCCGGCCTCGGAACCGTGAAAGAAGTTAAGCGTCTTGGAACGGCCAACGGACTTTTTACCAGCTGTAGCAACACGCCAAACGCTGTTTAATCTGTCAAATAGCAACTCGCGGCGGTTGTTGTACTTTTCAACCGGCTTAAGCGTTTCAGGTAGTTGATCATATGGAAACTTGGCTTTATCAGTGAATATAGCCTCGGTGTTCTCGGTATCGTTGGCCAATGTGTACCCGGCAAAGTTACGCCTGGTTATGCTGCAGGCCAATTGGTAGGCAGTTATTACGCTCGTAAAACCCTGCTGCCTCCCTTTTAGCACCAGGAATTTAATACTGAGTCTGGTCCCGGCCTTATAGTCAAATATTGCATTGTTAAGATCATCAATAAATGACCGCTGCACTTCGTTCAAAAAGAATGGCACTGTCTTGCGGTCTTTGTCTACGACAATCATGCACATTTCAATCAGGTGTTCCGGATTGGTTTTGATCTCCTGGCGAAGCTGTTCAGCGTCGTCCTCCAAAAAATAGTCTCCGATGCTCTCGACAAACTCTCCGTCCCAAGTTATATCATGTGTCTGCTCCCAATGTTCGCGCCGGGTTTTTATAATCGATTTTGCTGTGCGGATCATTTTACAAGAAGTCCTCGAGCTTTTTCTTGATGTTTACGTCCAAGGTTTCTTTGAACATGCCCAGGTGCTTCCCGGCTTTCTCCAAGGCATTCAGTTTATCATGCAGTTTGAATTTAAAAGTACCGTCCTTGCTGATCGATACCTCGCTGATCAGGGAGCCGTCAACTTCGTCGGAGTCTTTGACCTCTACAATCTGAGTAGGTACTTTAATTCTGCTACCATCTGCGCCCTCGATAATAACATCCTTCATACCGAATTTTAGGAAGTCTTTTATATCAGCTTTGGCAATCTTAGCATACTCAGTCAGTATTTCTTCGACCGTGATTATGTTCTTGGCTTTGATCTCTTCAGCAACTTCATCCTGTAAAGCTTTAAGCCTTAACATAATCTTATCGCTCTTAGCTAACTGACAAGCCTTAACATCTATAGATTCAGGTTTCCAATTTTTAGCAGTAGGATATGCCTCAACATAAGCCTCTCTCTGGCTTTTCCCGGCAAATAAACCCTGGACATATTTTTCTTGTTTTGGGGTTAGTGGTTTATCTGGTTTATTTGCCATGGTTGTGACCTCCTTATAACTGTTACGTTGTCCCGGTAATCGCGATGAAAAGTTTTCTATAACTATGCCCTGAGGTGCGATTAAAAAAAATTAACCTCCAGCTTGTTCAATAAACAACTTCCTGGCCCATGATGGTATGTAAGGATCTAACTGCTCCCTGAACAACAAATAAAGATTTAATGGTATTCTGTTTGAACTATTGTAATAAAGAGGATTGACGTAATATTGGTAATCTATTTTACCGGCTGAGGTAATCTTTACTTTGGCCAGAACGCCTAAGTCCACCATTTTATTGATAAAGTTATAAGTCTGGCGTTCCTGTAAATTAATTGCTTTGGCAATCCCCGGTATATCATAAGGTTTAACTCCGCCATTGCCGCGATAACCTAGCATATTGGTTTTTCCCCACATTTTTTGAGCAAGGCGAGTCATTTTCCCTATTTCTATATCAGTCATAGCTTTAGGGAAGGGAACATCGTAAAACTGGCTGAACCCTCCGGCCTGGTTGCGGAATAAATAACCTTTTTCAGGATCAAACCGGTTCCCTATTCCTTGTTGCTTCTGTGCTACGATTTCCCCTGTACCTGTATTTACATATGTCGTAATCTTCTTCATTCTGCCACCTCATTTTTTTTGCAATGTAGTAACATTTTTAGGGGCAAAAACAAGGGGTAAATTGCAATTTCAAAATGCAACCTACTCCCCTGTATATTGGCTTTTGCTTCAAGTTCACCATGCAAACCTACAATATATATGTACTGTGTAGCTTTACATGGCCAGTTCGTGTTCCCCATCCATAAAAATAGACCGCTCACGCGATCCTTATTTATCGAATATTCAGTTTTTCACTCTTTTATGATAACGGGTCATTTTGATTCAATCAATGAAAAGTTTTGTTATTTCTCCACGCTCCTATTATATACCGCCCGTTTGGTTTTAAAGTTGCTTTTTTATTGCGGGAAGCAAAACCAAAAACAGGAAACAATAAAAAGAGCCGGGTTTATCGCCCGGCTTTTTCGTCCCCTAATTAATCCACAAGGCTATTAAATTGTTTTGATGCGTTACCTACGTTTTAACAGGGGGATCCACCACCTTCCGTTATGTATTTTTGAATCTTATCAGTTTCGCAATGCACGAGCTATTCAGTTGTAGTCCCCATCGCGTATCCCCTTTCATAATTTAAACAATATATGTTTTATACTGCCGGTGTGGTTAGGCCGGCAAAGTTGATTACTTTAGCCGGGTTGATCTAAAGGCAAATTACTTGCAAATCGCATCTGTCCATTTTGCAATTACTATTTTGGGCGGTTTCTTTGGTGATGAATTATATTCCACTGTAACCACTCTTTGATATGATATAATTCCGCCACATCTCCCGCATTCATGCTCTTCATCATCATCTGATAATTCCCACGAATCACTTTCCTCATATCCGCAATATGGGCATGTAAGTTCATGCTTATAATCCTTATCTTCCGGGCGAAAATTAATTTTTGTTTTCCTTACCCCCGCACTTTTATTAGCAATATTTAAAACACCCGGAACATAGTAACTATTACCTACTTTAACGACTTCTCCTATATTTATATCAACATCTATTTGCCCAATATAAGGGTAGTTCTCAACTTCCGGGCCTTGTTTACACCAATTTGATATATCATAGAGTTTTGCACCCATTTTTATTAAGCCTCCTTTTTCCCTATCGCATATACCCCAACCAACAGCTTCTAACTTCCAAACTGCCCAATAAACCTGTCATACTCCTGCTTGCTGATCTCCTTGTAAAACAGCAGCGTATAAGCCGCCTTGTCATACTTATACTGCTGTACCTGCCACTCCAGCGGGTGTACGTCTATCAGCGCATTGCCATAATCGCTCTGCATGGACTTCTTGCTCCGGCAGGCATAGGTTATGAAATAATACCTATCCTTTTGCTTGTCCAACGCTTTCGCTCTCCCTTCTCGCCTCTTCGCCGTACCCCATGTAGTCGGCCAGGCTCATGTAAATATCGTCCCGCCATACATAAAAGTTACGGTTCGGCTTCGTTGGCCTCTTTGTTCCCCAATCCCGGTGAGCCAGGAACGGTAATGCAGCAACAACCAGTTTCGCCCGGGTGCCTATCCTTCTGTCCGGACCGGTCCAAAAGTAACGTCTTATAAACGTTTCCTTGTCCGGATCTCCTTCTGCTACCAGTCTGATAGTTTCTTCCAAGTCGTCGCGGTACTTCTCTCCGGCCGCAATTTTCTTTTTGGCAAATTCAATGTCCATGGCAATCTGTTCGGCCTGGTTGATGCTTTCTCCCCCGCTGCCTCCTTCTCTCAGTACATAAACGGGGGTTGTTCTGATTCCTGATAATTGGCGAGTCAATATAATGTTTTCCTGCTGTTTGATGATTCGTTCCCATGTAACGTACAGGAACATGTCGCGATCAACGGCTTTCATCCACTCCGGCATAGGTTCTTTCGGTTTCCCCCGCTTGCTCCCCATGATGTACCTCCCTCTTTATCCCCTACATAACATCTTCGTCCAGCTCGTCCATATCCCCAGTAATATTCCCTTGTTTTAAGTTTGAGCACTTACGGCTGCAGGTCGTAACCTTTCTGTCCAGATCGCCCAGGATTTTTGCAACCCATGATGCAACCAATATAGGAGAGTCGCATACTTCGCAGGTTCCTATCTCAACCATGTTTTTGGCTGTTTTTACGGTTGATACCCGGTCTGGGTTTATGATTATTGCTTCCATATATCCCTAACCTCCCATTCCCCATAAACTTGGCTCAATATTGGCCATGCGGATTCTTATATCCGCGCAATGTTCCACTTCTTTTTCTATTCCAATTGCATTAAAGTTTTCAATAACCGCAGCTTGCATCGTGGTACCGCTACCGGCAAAAGGATCAATCGCGGTTCCGTTCGGCGGAGTTACTAATCTGACTAAATATTGCATTAGCATTAACGGTTTAATGGTTGGGTGTTTACTGGTATAACGCTCTGATCTGCTTGCTTTGGCGCAATAAAAGAAGCGACTCGCTCCGCCTTGGTCATCAAAGGGTTTGTTTTCTACTCTGTTCCATATCCCATAAATACCGTTTTGCCCTGTTTTACTTGGCTCATCACCAGTAACCTTTCCGCCTGCTTTTCGCTCCCCGCTCTGAACATCAAGCATCGCCGCCGCTTCTTCATCAAATATCGCATTGGCAGGAAAACGTCCTTCGGTGTTAGGAATAACAACCCTTCTATCTTCTTCATGAGCGATAATATTACCACCATTTCCACCATTGATATGAGTTCTTAAAGAAGGATTGCTTGCTACGTTACCGCCTACTTCATATTTAACCCTACACTCATCAATATTAATTCCACCTGTACCCCATTTGAGAACATTGTCCACTACTGTTTTTTCGCTTAATGGTTTTCTTGCTACTACGATTGGCTCATTGGCAGGCTTTAGCGCGGTACCCCATCCATCCCATTGCTGCGCTTCAATTGTTGCCGCTTTTGAAATTGTTGGGATATATTCTCTACCGTTGTCTTTTATCCACGATCCTGTTTTATTTTGATCCGAACCGGGGATCATTCTTTTAATGGGATCCCCACATGCTAAAATTTCTCTATCTTCTCCCGCGGCTTTATCAATTGCTTTACTGATATCCATTGACTTTGGAAAACCGCTCCCGTAAATCCACTGCATTTGATCCCTGATCTCAAAACCTGCATCTTCAATTGCGCAAGCCATGCGGTGATAGGTTCGGGTACCGCCAAAAGATAAAAGGTACCCGCCGGGTTTTAATATTCGCAAAACTTCACGCCACATATCGACGTTGTAAGCTATACCTGTGCTATCCCAGGATTTACCCATAAAGCCAAGTTCATAAGGCGGGTCTGTTACGCAAGAATCAATGCTGTTGGCAGGCATGTCTCGCATTATTTTTAGACAATCCCCCTGATATAAAGTCCACAACCCTATCCCCCCTATATCGCAACCTGCTTCAGCTTCCCGCCACCCTTGACCATCTTCCGATGGCAGCTTGCGCATCTCCACTGATCAACCCCGCCCGGTTTCTTGGCGGCTATATTCCGCAGTTTTCCTCCGCAAAATGGACATTTATTTCCTTCGCTCACGAGTTCCCCTCCCTTTGTTTTCGGTTTTACCACGGGCTTTCTATGCTTGTCTATCCAGATCCCGGCTAAAAGTGCACCGCATAGGCAACTGCTGGCGTTCATTATGTACTGATCGGCAATGGCAAATATGGTTGCAATCAGCATGGCAACAATTACGGTTTTCCAGTTGGTTTTCAGGTAGGTCACGAGTCGTCACCTTCTTTGAGGGCGGCGAGGGCATCTATTAGTTTCTTCGCGCCGCAATCATTACAACAATCGCAATTATACCCATCGCATCTGATAAATCCTTCTTCGTCTGCAAAACAGTCCTTGAATACGTCTTTCGCCTCCTCCGCTACCTTCTCCAGCCGCGTCATCCTCTCACGGATCTCTGCGCCGGGGTCGGGTTGGGTGAGAAGATTCTTAATTTCCCTGTACTTTATACCTTCCAAATCGTCGGTGTCTGTTAAATAACTTTCATCGTCGAATAGTCCCGCATCAGCGTATATTTCCCATTGGTTCAAGGCATATTCTAGTCCTTCCCTCAGCCCCACTACCTGCGCCGACAACTGCTGTATGCTGTGGCGTTGCAGGTCATATGTTTCCTTGTATCCTTGCAGTTCTTCGTGCTCTGGAGCGCATTTCTCAATGGTTTTATTGAGGTCATCTTGCAAAAGCGTGACTAATTCCTCTGCCTTTAAAGCCCGTTCCAAATATTCTTTGACTGTATCAATCTGAAAAGTCATTAATGGTTGCTTCTCTCCTGCAAGAATTAATTTATTTAATTCAAGTTTTAAGTCTCTCGGCATCGTTACCCCTCCGCTTCCGTTATCTCAATCTCCACTCTTGGCCTATTTTTATCTACCGCCATATGGTGCGTAACCGTCCCTTGCTGCCCCCAGCCGTCATTATCTAACACCTTGGCCATTACCAGTCCATCCCAAATGTATTTTACTGCCGCTTGCGTGTTGTCCGGGTCCTTCTGCCTATGCGGCTCGTACCATGTAATGTCCAAATTAGCCTTTCCCATCTTTGGCAGCCTAGCCGCTTTGCAGCACAAAGCCACCA